GGTCAAATTGTTACAAACAATGCGGCACTTGCAGCGGCGGCTGAAGTTGCATTTGTAGTCACAAACAGCGCAGTAAGTGCCTATGACATTCCCGTCATTGCATTGGCCTCGGGCGCTACTACTGCTGGAACTTACCTTTTGTCGATTGCATCAGTCGCCAATGGTTCGTTTACTGTTGTAATTTCTAATGCAAGCGCAGGCTCTTTGAGCGAAGCCTTAACACTTAATTTTGGCATCATTCACGTTGCTCAACTTTAATCATGGCTAATACGACTGTTCTGCGAGTGGTCGGTAAAACGACCGCTGTTTCTGTGACAGCATCCTCTACATCGGCAACATCTATTGATGACCAAGTAAACGATCAAGTTAACTACGCATCGTTTCTAAACACCGGCGCAGTCGCCGTTGCGGTCAAATTAGGTGATGCCAATGTGGGCGCTGCTGTGTTGCCGGTGTCTGGTACACCTGGCGACTTTTTGCTTCCTGCTGCAATGACATTTCCAATTGTTCTGGCTTGCCCAACTGTTCCTTTCAATGTTCGCATGATTGGTGCAGCGGCTGGCCCTTCACTTGTGTATGTAACACCTGTCGCGGATCAAAGCTAATATGTCTGACCCTGCTAAAACAATAGATCAAAACATCCTGCCAGTGCAGGCTCTGTTTAACTTGGATAATTCATTCAATACGTTTATTGGGCAGGGTCAGCCATTTATTGCAACAATTAGCCCGAATCAGTCGGGATTGCACATTACAAACAGCACGATTGACAGTTCAACAATCGGCGCTACAACCCCTTCAACGGCGGCATTTACCACCGCCACAGGCGCAAACGCTCCTGTTGGGGCAACAGACCTAACAAACAAATATTACGTTGACGCGCTGGCGCTTGGCCTTTCGTTTAAACAGCCCGCATTGGCAGCGTCTACAGTTAATTTATCCCTTTCTGGCCTTGCCTCTGTTGATGGCGTTACGATCACCGCAGGCGATAGGATATTGGTTAAAAATCAGACTAACCAAGCAAATAACGGCATTTATGTTGCCTCTGCTAGTGCATGGTCACGCGCCCCTGACGCTGATTCCTATTCCGAACTGGTGTCGGCCTTTCTATTTGTGGAAAGCGGCTCAACCCAATTAGGGACTGCATGGTATTGCACAGCGCAACCAGGCGGTACATTAGGTGTAACTGCAATTCCTTGGAGCAACTTTAGCATTTCATCTGCTTACACGGCAGGTACAGGGTTAACCCTTGCTGGTAACGAATTTAGTATTACCAATACTGGAGTTACGGCAGCAACTTACGGTTCTGCTTCAATTGTTCCTGTAGTGGCAGTCAATGCTCAAGGTCAGATTACTAGCGCGACAAATACAACGATTGCAATTGCAAACACTCAAGTTTCGGGGCTGGGCACAATGTCCACCCAAAACGCCAACAATGTATCAATAACTGGCGGCACAATCTCAGGAACGCCGATTAGCGGCTCTACGGTTGGTGGCAGTACTATCACCGCCTCCACGCAATTTAGCGGCCCTGGCACGGGTTTAACAGGCACTGCAACTAGTCTTTCCATTGGTGGGAATGCAGCTACTGCAACTAGCGCCACAACCGCAGGATCGGCGACCACCGCTACCACCGCAACCAATCTCGCAGGTGGCGCAGCAGGATCGGTTCCATACCAATCCGCATCCAGCACGACTGCCATGCTTGGAATCGGCTCATCGGGGCAGATTTTGTCCGTTGTTGCTGGCTTGCCTGCTTGGACTTCTGTTTCAGGAGTGTCAGTAACATCATTCAGCGCAGGAACAACAGGGTTTACCCCATCCTCTGCTACAAATGGCGCTATTACCCTTGCGGGCACGTTAAACACTGGTAATGGTGGAACGGGTCTGACCACGTTTACATCGGGCGGCGCGGTTTACGCAACGTCAACTTCCGCATTGACTACAGGTACTTTGCCGGTCGCATCGGGTGGAACAGGGGTTACGTCTAGCACTGGAACGGGCAGTAATGTATTGTCCACCAGCCCCACATTGGTCACGCCTATTTTGGGTACTCCTTCATCGGTAACGCTTACTTTTGGTACGGGTTTACCCTTAACCACAGGGGTAACAGGCATTTTGCCAATCGTTAATGGGGGTACAAATGCAACAGCAACTCCGACTGCGGGCGCGGTGGCGTATGGCACGGGCACGGCTTACGACTTTACTGCGGTGGGTTCATCAGGCCAAATTCTAACGTCAAGCGGCTCGGGAACACCTACTTGGACAACCCCATCGTTTTACGCTACGGTGACGGACGATACAACAACCGCATCGGTGCGTTATCCCTTGTTTGCTGCGGCTACAAGCGGCAATCTAACTACTGAGTACACCAGTTCAACAAAGTATCAATATACGCCTTCTACGGGCTTATTGGCGGCAACCACGTTTAGCGGCTCGGGCGCTAATCTGACCAACATTCCCAATGGTGCATTGACAAACTCAAGCATTACGATCGGCTCAACTTCTATTAGTTTGGGCGGTTCAGCGACTACGATTGCCGGCCTGACATCGGTCACATCTACCACTTTTGTGGGCGCTTTGACGGGTAATGCTTCTACCGCTACATCTGCGACAACGGCTACAACGGCAGGAAATGTGACCGGCACCGTGGCAATAGCTAATGGTGGAACAGGACAAACAACCGCTTCAACCGCTTTTAATGCGCTTTCTCCAGTAACGTCAACCGGCGACCTAATCATTGGAAGCGGGGTAAATAGCGCCACTCGATTGGCAATTGGAACAAACGGCTATGTTCTTACGTCAGATGGCACAACAGCATCTTGGGCGGCTGCATCTGGTGGCGTAAGCCAAATCATTGCTGGAACAAACGTAACTATTTCTCCTGCGGGTGGTACTGGTGCGGTTACGATTAATTCAACGGGCAGCGGAATTACAACAGGCAAGGCCATTGCAATGGCAATGATCTTTGGTTATTGAGGAATAAAAATGGCAAATCCAAACATAGTTAATGTCACGTCAATTTATGGAAATACAGCCTATGTTGTGCCTAGTACGTCCGTAGTCACGCCCTCTGCGGCTAACGGCATTACATCTTGGACATACAACGGCACAACAACATTGACGGGTCTTACCCCTGCCGCATCCTCGGTAAACAAGATTGACTCAATTATTGCCACCAACACCACGGCTTCAGCGATATATGCAACAGTCGCTATTGGAAACAATGCTACCTTTGCAAGCGCTACAGTTTTAGGATATGTTGCTTACCAAGTGACAGTTCCCGCCAATGCTGCTTTGGTTATCACAGACAAAAGTACGTCTTTTTATGTAACCGAAAACCAATCTGTCGGTGTGTTTAGTCAAACCGCATCCGCACTTACTTTTGTAGCATCGTTTGAGGTGATTACCTAATGTCTAGCCGTTACAAAGGATCAGTTCTTTCGGCTACGGCTGCGACTAATTCGCAGTCTGCTGCTGTTGGGATATGGCGCCCTAATGAGGTGCTGCAAGCGGTAAACGCAGGCCTATGGCCAGCGGGGATTTTTTTTGATCCTTATTTTGAGTACGTTACTTTACTTTTGCATGGTGATGGGACTAACGGCGCTCAGAACAATTTTTTTATTGACAGCAGCACAAATAACTTTGGCATTACCCGTAACGGAAATACTACACAAGGTACGCTTAGCCCGTTTGGTGACAACTGGAGTAATTACTTTAATGGAACTTCGGATTATCTTAGCGCGGCAGCAAACGCTGTGTTTAATTTTGGCACTGGTTCTTTTACAGTAGAGGCATGGGTTTACTTTACAACTATACAAGACACATTGGTATTTGACACCAGAACATCAGCGGCAACAACTGGCATAGGTTTTCAAATCAATTCATCTGGCATACTTTGCTACATACAAGCTACAAGCACATCATTGTTAACTACGGCATTAACAGTTGGCGCGTGGAATCATGTTGCTTGGGTTTTTAATGGAACTTCAGTTACTGGTTACGTCAATGGAGTAGCAGGAACTCCGTCAACAATAGTTCTTACACTTACTCAAAACACACCAACTGTTGGGCGTTCTGGCGTTTCTGCTGCTAGTTACATGGCAGGTTATATATCTAATTTGCGCGTAACCAAAGGCGGCGCTCTTTACACCACAGTATTTACCCCGTCCACTACTCCTCTTACTACTACTGTTTCTGCTGGCACAGTATCGTTGTTAACTTGCCAATCCAATCGTTTTATTGACAACAGCACAAATGCTTTTTCAATTACTCGCAATGGAACTGTATCCATCCAACGTTTTAGCCCATTTAGCCCACCTACTACGTACAGCACTAGCGTTATTGGTGGGTCGGGATACTTTGATGGAGCAAGTTATTTGCTTCCGGCAAGCAATGCTGCATTTAATTTTGGAACTGGTGATTTTACAATTGAGGCTTGGGTTTATCAGCCGGCTTCAGGCGTTCAAGCTGTTTACGATTCTAGAGGTTCAGATGCAAGTTCCGCTGGGTTTTTCTTTGGAACAATTAGTAGTAATTTTGTAATTTATACAAATGCTACGACTGCAATTTCTACATCAATGTCGTTAAACACATGGATGCACTTTGCAATTGTTCGTAGTGGCAGTACATGGACGTTGTATAAAAACGGTGTTTCGGCAGGAACATACAGCAGCAGTGCAAACCTTTCTGACGCTAACCGCCAGATTGGGGCATCTACAACGGTCACTTCTTCTAGCGCCAATTATTTTACTGGATACATTTCAAATTTGCGTGTGGTTAAAGGTACTGCGGTTTACACAACCACATTTACGCCAAGCACCACACCATTGACTGCTATTAGCGGAACATCATTACTACTAAACTACACTAACGCTGGCATCTACGACAACGCTGAAATGAACAACTTGGAAACTGTTGGAAACGCACAGGTAAGCACAAGTGTGGTTAAGTTTGGCACAGGGTCAATGGCGTTTGATGGTACTGGTGATTGGTTAACCGCTATTGATACGCCAAACCTTCAAATGGGCTCTGGAGACTTTACGATTGAAGGCTGGATTTATCTTAATGCAATAGGTGTTGCTTATGGAGTTATTGCAAAAGGCACAACGTCAACCGGCTGGGGTATAAGCGTATCATCTGGAAATAAACTTACTTTTGCTTATACGGCTACAAGTCTTGCTGGGGCTACTTCATTGGCTGCATCCACTTGGTATTATTTTGCGGTTGTACGATCTGGAACTGCAACAGGAAACTTAAAAATTTACCTTAATGGGTCAGTAGATGCAACAAGCGGTGGCGCAGTTACTGATAACTTTAACCAAACAAATATTTTTTATGTGGGCGCAAGCAGAACGGGTACAGCTTCATTAAATGGTTACCTAGACGATTTGCGAATAACAAAAGGTTACGCCAGAACCATAACCACACCAACATCGGCATTCCCGAATCAATAATCATGCTTTACTCTAAACTTGGTTCTATTCCTAAAACGGATACAGATGGCACAGAGGGCTGGATTGAGGTTGGCTATCCTCCTAATCCTGTTGCTGATGGATATGAGGTGGTTTGGTGGTATCCACCAGGATGGGTAGTGCGCCCTGTTAAACCCGAAGGTAATTGGTCTTGGAGCCAATCTACAGAACAATGGGTGGAATACACCATCACCGATACAATCCAAGTCGGGACTACCAATAACGACACAATTCAAGTAGGAACAACACTAACATGAGCACTTTAAACTTCCAAGCAACGGCGGGCGGCTCTCTTAATTTGGTCGGCCCAAACATATCGGGAAACGTAAACCTAACGCTTCCAAGCGCTGATGGTACATCTGCGGGCCAAGTGCTGCAAACTAATGGCGCAGGGACTTTGGCGTTTTCAAACCAATTCCAAGGCTCAAGCAGCGCACTTGCCGCAATCCTGACCAACGCCGCAGAAGTGGTGACTGTTTCGGCTACTGCTGCAACGGGGACAATCAACTATTACCTTACCAGCCAATCCATCCTTTACTACACAAGTAACGCATCGGCTAACTGGACGGTTAATTTTGCGGGCTCTAGTGGCACGACAATGAACAGCATCATGTCTGTGGGTCAGGCCATTACGGTGGCCTTCTTAGTCACCCAAGGCTCTACGGCGTATTACAACAACGCAGTCACGATTGATGGCGCATCGGTAACACCTAAATACCAAAATGGTGGCGCTTGGGTAAGCGGTAATCCCTCAAGCATTGATTGTTATATATACACAATAATCAAGACCGCAAGCGCAACCTACACCGTTTTAGCCTCCCAAACTCAGTACAAGTAATGCCTACCGCAATCACATCTGGCCTTGCCTCCGCAAAGGGGTTTGGTTTTACTATGTCTAAGCCAGCCCCTCCAACGGTGCAATACCTTGTTGTTGCGGGTGGTGGTGGTGGAGCAGCAGGTGCAGGCGGTGCTGGTGGTGTTCGCAGTGGATCGGCTTATTCAGTATCCCGAGGCACGGCAATTTCTATTTCTGTTGGTAATGGCGGCGTTGGTGGAAATGCTGATACAACACCCAATGTAACTAGTGGCTCTAATTCCGCTTTTGGCACTATTTCTGCAACAGGCGGCGGTGCAGGCGGTTTTTATGGCGCTGGCGCTTACTCTGGCGCTGGAGCAAACGGAGGCTCTGGCGGTGGCGCGGGAGATGGTTCATATTCTGGAGGAACTGGGAATCAAGGTGGATATTCTCCTGTTGAAGGATATAACGGCGGTGATTGCGCAGTTTATTTTGCAAGTGGTGGCGGCGGTGGCGCTAGTGCCGCTGGTGTTTCTGCAAGTTGGCCCTCTATTGCTGGCGATGGCGGCGCAGGAGTTGCATCCACAATTTCAGGCTCAACAGTTTATTATGGCGGCGGCGGCGGTGGCGGTTCAAGAACACCAGCAAGATCAGGATATGGAGGCCAAGGCGGTGGAGGAAACGGCGTTGACGTTGGCGGCACTGGTGGCAATGGAACGGCGCGAACTGGCGGCGGTGGTGGCGGTGCTGCTGGTGGGAATAACAGTGGCGGCAAAGGCGGTAATGGCGGTTCTGGAATTGTGATTATTAAATACGCCGATACTTATGCCCCCATTTCGGGATATACCGGCACTTACAGCGTCACAGTGTCGGGTGGATTTAGAACGTATCAATTCCTGTCTAGCGGGACTTTATACTTATGATTATTATTTGGAAAATTTTAGAAATATTTGCCGAAAATGGAGCAATTACCCACGCCAAGTATTTTATTTCCGCAACGGACGAAGTAAATACCGTGGAAACAGAGGGAAATTGGTGGTTTGACAAATACAAAGTTGAGACACCTTTTGAGCAAGTAACCGAAAAACAGGTTATTTCATGGATTAAAGATGGCGCTACTCAGCACGGGAAAAATGTAATAGAATCACGCCTAGAGGAACAATTGGCGCTTCTTGGTAAGTCGAAATCTGTTGCGCCTCCGTGGAAACCGCCTGTGTTTACATTGGAGCAACAATGGCCCAGCCAATAGACATAGTTTCTCGAGCATTAAAAGACATCGGCGCATTAGAAGCCGGTGAAACGCCTACGCCTGATGCGGCGCTAGATGCGTTTGAGATGCTCAACGATATGTTGGATCAATGGTCTAACGAAGATATGATGGTCTACAACTTCACGGAAATTATTTTTCCTGTTGTTAGTGGACAAACCCAATACACCATTGGCCCAGGCGGGACTGTTGGCGCGTCTTTTACCGGTTCAATTGCTGGAAACATCCTCACGGTCACAGCTATTGCCTCGGGCGCAATCACGCTAAACCAAATCCTAACCGGCACGGGAATTACAACAGGCACTCAAATCGTGTCGTTTATCGGTGGGGCTGGCGGTGACGTATTGGAAACTGGAACGTACCAAGTCAACATCTCGCAAACGGTTGCCAGCACCACAATCTCGGGTTACTACCAAAAGCCTTTGCGGGTCAATTCCTCATTTGTGCGGATTAACACCACATCTAACGGACAACCCATTCTTGGCGGTGGACTAGATTACCCTGTTGCTGTGCTGACTTTGGACGATTACTCAATGATCGGCCTAAAAACTCTCAATGGCCCTTGGCCCAAGGCGTTGTATTACAACCCTGGCGACACATTGGGGAATCTGAGTGTTTGGCCCAACCCGTCCCAAGGTGAGATGCACATCTTTACCGACACAATCTTTGCCAGATTTACCACGATGTACGACATTATGCGAATCCCGCAAGGCTATGTGAACGCGCTGCGTTGGTGTCTTGCAGAACGTTTAATGCCTATGTATGGCAAGGCAAGCCCTGTGCAAATTGGCATGATTCAGAAGTTTGCCGGCGAAGCCAAAGCTACCATCAAGCGTACAAATATGCGTCCACAAATGGTTTCTCGCTATCAGGATGCGCTGCTTACTGGGCGTTCTAAAGATGCCGGTTGGATTTTGACTGGTGGCTTCTTGCGCTAAAGGACTGCCATGCCCGAATTTGGATTTGTAGGCCCCTCATACGAAGCACCGTCGATTTATCAGGAATCGCAAGAGTGTATTAATTTCTTTCCCGAAATTGATCCTCTTAAAGAGCCTGGCACTCGGGGCATCGTTGCGCTTTATCCGACCCCAGGGTTAACCCTTGAAGCGGTGTTAAACAACGCCGAAGTTCGCAATATGCGTACTTTGTCGGGCGGCAGTCAAATGGTTGTGGTCTGCGGGCCTTACGTTTACGTTTTTACGTCCAACTTGTCGGCGACCGTGGTCGGGATTCTTAACTCATCCTCGGGTCGGGTTGGAATCTCTGACAATGGAATTAACGCCTATATTGTGGACGGAGCCTATCGTTACACATGGCGCATTTCCAGCCCCGCAAACGCCGTTTTTACGGGTTCTTTGAGTGGCACTACCCTGACTGTCACATCAGTCAGTAGCGGCACAATTACAGCCCATCAAGCCCTTACAGGGGTGGGTGTGACCGCTGAGACTGTGATTACCGCCTTGGGTACGGGTACAGGTGGCGCCGGCACTTACACCGTCAATCTTTCCCAAACCTTGGCGGCATCTACTTTGTCATCGTCCGCAGTCGGGGCTCGGTTTACCGCCACTATTGCAGGAACAACCCTTACGGTTTCTGCGGTTGCCACGGGAACGATCTACTTAGGGCAAACCCTACAAGGCGCTGGTATCACGGCGGGAACAATCATCACCGCTTTGGGTACTGGAACTGGTGGGGCAGGCACTTACACAATCAGCACCGCCCATACCATCGTCACCGGCATCACAATGTATGCGCTGAATTTCAGCGTTTTGCCAAGCACAGATGGTGCGTTTAGCGGTGGCACATCGGTAGATATTGTTGACAACTACTTTGTGTACAACAATCCAGGCAGTCAGCAATGGGGCGCATCTGACCTTCTAAGCCCAATTTCGACAAGCACATCCTACGCATTGAAAGACGGTGCGCCTGATAAGTTGGTGGCTTTGATTGTTGATCACCGCGAAGTCTATTTGATGGGTGAGGCATCGTCTGAGGTTTGGACGGATGTGGGCGCGGTTCCATTTCCTTTCCAGCGTATCCCTGGAACGTCTACCCAACACGGTATTGCTGCCCAATTCTCGGTTGCCCGACTTGGCAATTCCTTTGCTTACGTTTCCCGAAACAACCGTGGTCAGGCTCAGATCATGCAAATGCAAGGGTATATTCCGCAAAGAATATCAACCCATGCGGTAGAAAATTCCATTACGAATCAATACATTGATGACGCTATCGCCTACACATATCAGTTAGAAGGCCACGAAGTTTACGTTTGTACATTTCCGACCTTGAATCTAACTTGGGCGTTTGATGTGACCACGGGGATGTGGCATAAATGGCTTGGCATGGCCTCTGATGGCACATATATGCGGCATTGGAGCAATTGCTCTGCCTCATTCCAAGGAAAGGTTCTTGTTGGCGATTACTCCAACGGTAAGATTTATTCCCTTGACAAATTAATCTATACAGACAACGGCACAAACGTCCGCAGGCTGCGTAGGGCTCCCCACCTGATTACGGATATGCAGCGTCAATACTTTGATGAATTGCAGATTCAATTTCAGCCTGGTGTGGGGACTACGGGCCTGTCTTATCTCACATCAAGTAATACTTATTTGGGCGTAACTTACACAATAAGCAGCGCACAGGTATTGTCTATTCCTGCGGTGTCTACTTACATTCTTGGTATCGCCAATGCTATCACCCCATCGGTGACAACGACTAACCCCCAAGCGATGCTGCGCTGGTCTAATGATGGTGGCTCCACTTGGTCTAATGAGCATTGGACAAGCATTGGGCAATTAGGCAAATACAAGAATCGTGCGATTTGGCGGCGTTTGGGAATGGCCCGTGATCGGGTGTTTGAAGTGTCAATCTCTGACCCTGTTAACGCCGTGATTATTTCGGCAAATCTGAAGTCAAGCGGGGCAGAAAATTAATGGCACTTTCTAACACTCAGCAAATTAATCCGTATCCACAATCGGAGTTTTTGGACGCAAACACAAAACGTCCGACTCGGGCGTGGCAACAGTTTTTTCTTAACTTGCTTAATTTTTCAAGCGCAACCACGGCAACCGCAGGTTCAGCAACCTTGCCCGCCAACCCAGTAGGATTTATAAACGTGACCGTTAACGGCAACGCTTATAAAATACCCTACTACAACGTATAGGATTAGATATGCCAGCCTTTGTTGAACCATCATGGGTTAAAAACGCCAAACAGACTATTGGTACGGGCGTGGAGCCGGTGTACCCAATGAAAACTGTTCACGGCGGCAACCAAGTTCCTGACACGGAAGCAAACCCTATTGGTTATCGCTACGACAACGGACGAAGCCAATATCAGTATCTTGATTTGACCGGCAAGCCTACCGACTTGGTAAGTCGTGGCAACCTTGGGGAAGCAATTAGAACGCTTGCCCCTATTGGCCTATCAATGATTGGCGCTAACTTCCTTGGCCCCGCCCTTGGTGATTTGTTTGGTGCAGATATTGCTGGTATTGGAAGTGTTGGTTCAGATGCATTAGTAACGCCTACTATTTCGGGAAGCGTTAACCAAGCAATTGCATCTGGACTTGCTCCTGGTTCTGCTGGTGCTGCTGCGGCTGCATCGGGTGGATTAACTGCTGCTCAACTTGCTGCCGCTGGTGGATTAGTCACAAATGGCAGTTTGCTTTCCAATATTGCAACCCTTGCTCCTACTGTTACTCCTGGAACAACGCCTTTGCCTGATGTTGTGCCTCCTACGGCAACGCCTGGAACACCACCGCCCCCTAACGTTGGGCCACCTGTTTTGCCGCCTGTTGTAGAGCCGCCATTTGTTCCTCCAACTGCAACGCCTGGAACGCCTCCACCGCCTGACGTTGGGCCACCTGTTTTGCCGCCAGTTGTTCCTCCTCCTGTTGTTCCTCCTGTAGTAGAGCCGCCAGTTGTTCCTCCTCCTGTAGTAGAGCCTCCTGTAGTAGAGCCTCCTGTAGTAGAGCCTCCTGTTGTTCCTCCTCCTGTTGTTCCTCCTGTAGTAAAACCTCCAATAGATACAAGTTGGTTAACTTCATTAACAGGATTAACAGGTTTAACAGGAACACAACTTGCTGCATTGTTGTCTGGACTTACAGGCGCAGGCAATGCCGCCAATCTGACTAGCGCAATCAACACAGGCTTGGACGCTACAACTGCTGCAAATACGGCCTCCCAAGGCGTATTAAAGGACATTTACAACCAGCAATTAGGGTTTCAAAAGCCTTATCAAGCAACTGGAACTAATGCGTTAAGTCAACTTGGTGCGCTTGGAACGGGTCAATATCAGCAATATGACCCCGTTACAGGCCAACCTACAACAATGGGTACAGGCTCGGGTTATTTGCAGCACCAATTTGATGCTTCAGACTTAGCCAAAGGGTTGGCGCCTAACTATGACTTCATGCTCCAACAAGGGCAAATGGCAAACCAACGCGCTGCAAACGTAGGCGGTGGTGCATTGTCGGGTAACACTTTGCAAGGCTTGAACAAGTACACGCAAGACTATGCGGGCAACGCATATCAAAATGCGTTTACCAATTACCAAAATCAACGACAAAACATTTACAACAATTTGTCAGGGTTGGCTGGAATTGGTCAAACTGCAAACACAGGCGCACAAGCTGCCGGTACTGCTTACGGCAAAGGCACAACCGACCTTAACACCGCATTGGCTAACGCTCAAGCCGCCGCATCTATTGGCAAGGCTCAGGCTCTTGGACAAGGTACAACAGGCTTGGCTAACTCTACGTTCTTGTCATCTTTGTTGGGGCAAAATACATCGCCGGCAGCAACAACAAGTAATGCTGGCAATGTGCTTTCATCATTAACGGGCGGTGCTGGTAATTTCTTATCTTCATTGTTTGGAAATAACACCACGACATCCGGCAATTTGCCAATTTAAGGATTAAAAATGGCAGACTATTTCACAGGCTACACCAACCTTGCTAATCCGCAAACATCCCTTGCGGATATGATGAATCTGGCATCGGGTGTTCAGCAATATCAGCAAGCGCAGCAAGTTAATCCAATTGCATTGCAAGCCAAACAATTGGAATTGCAGCAAAATCAGCAACTTTTGCAACAACGTCAACTTGAATACAAAAAATTGCAGGAAACGTATGGCCCTGATGTAGCCCGTGCAATTGCTGAATCTAAACGCGCTGGAACTGAAGCAGATGTATCCGCTGCTACGGCGGCTCCACGCATAAGCACCGCAGGATCACAAGCGCAAACGGCATTAAGTGAAGCCGCAATGAAAAAAGTTGATGAGCTTCATAAGTTTCAAGGTGCTGCTGCTCGACAATTGCTTGGACTTGCTTCAGACCCAGAATTAAACGTGGAAAAAATTACTCAATCTTTAACAAAAACTTTAAAAAATGCTGGTGCTGGAGATGATGCAATTGCACAAACTTTAGCAAATGTTCCTAAAAGTGGAAGCCCAATTCAATTAGCAAAATGGGTTGGTCAAAACGGCTTAAAGTCATTAGATGCTGTACAAGAAATTGAAAAGCTTTATCCTAATATTCAATTGCAAAATATTGGTAAAAAAGTTGTTCCAATGTCTACTGGAAGCATTCTTGCAGAAAATGCTCCTGGAAAACAAATGGGCCAAGGTGTGGATGTATCTATTACTCCGCAACAAACAAACGAAGCAACAGGAAGAACAGATGTTAATGGCAATCCAACTGCTTATGTAAGAGATGACCAAGGAAACATTATTGGTGAAAAAGTAATCCCAGCAGGAACGCCAACTACAAGTGTTACCTCTCAAATGATGAAAACATCTGCGGGTACTCAACCAACAAATGCTTTGCCATCAAATGCACCTGTTCGCATTCCTGCTGGCGAAACTGAAGATACGATGAAAGCGTTACAAGGAGAACGACAACTTGCTAAAACGTCTGCTCAATCCGCTGCGCCTGCATTAAACAGCATTGATACAGTTTTGAAATACTTGCCAATGGCTGCAACTGGAAAAATGGGCGAATCCATTGCTGGTTTGCAATCAATGCTTGGAACAACTGGTGGAAGCAAGCCGGAGGAATTGGCTGCATCTGCAAGAGACATTATTCAGAAAAGCGTTGATGACCTTGCTTTGCAAAAAAATGCAGCATTAGGTGGAAAATTTGCAGAAGATTTAAAAGCGGCTCAAAGCACCTTAGCAAACGCTGCAAAAAATCCAACAGCAATTGCAAAATCAATGCAACAACTTCAGCCTTTGATTCAACATTCTTTAAATTATCAAGTAGGTTTAGAAAAAGCAATTAGCGCAAATCAAAGCGTTTTTGCCAAACGTCAATATGACAATGACATGATTAAAGCGTATGACCCATTAGCATTGCAAATGAAAAATTCTTTTCAGTCTGGCGGCAAAGATGGCCTTGCTAAATTTATTAAAGAAAACAACATTTCAGAATCGAAAAAAGCAATGTTGATACAAAAACTTGAGCAATATTCAAACTTGGTAAACAAGGGGAATATAAATGGCCAATGACGCAACAAATGATTTTGATATCAGCGGATTGAAAAATGCGTTAGGCGTTTCTGCTCCTGTTAGTCAACCTAGTTACAACAAAGGCCAACCAACCAAAGAATCAATAATGGGTCGTAATGACCTTGTGGATACATTAAAACAGTTAAGAGCAGCAACACCACAATTTATTGTTGGGTCGGATTTGCATAAAGCAAATTTGGCAAATATTGCAGAGGCTGAACGCGCACTTGGTCAGGTTTCTGAACCACAAGCAGCGCCATCAAATGACTTTGACATTTCTGGTTTAAAAACCGCATTAAATGTTAGTCCTGTTGCAACCGACATGACAAAACAATTCCAGCAAAAAGTTAAACCAATGTTTGAACCAAAAACATCATTGGAGCAAATAATAAAAAGTGGAATTGAATCAATTCCTGGCGTTAAAGAATTAGGTGCGTTTGGTCAAAATGTTGGTGGCGCAATTTCAACATCTTTAGGAAGTCTTGAACAACTTGCGGGGCAATATATGCTTGGTCTTTCTGATGAAAGCCGTGCAGCAATTATGCGCCATGCAACACAAAATGTTCAGCAAACTCAAGAGGCATTAAAGCCTTCACAAGAAGCATATCCAGCATCATCTTTGGCTGGTGAACTTACTGGATACGTTGCTAGTCCAGTAAACAAACTTGTGCCCAATGTAACTGCTGCTCGTGGACTTGCTGGCGCTGGGCAAGCTGCTGGGCAAGGTGCACTACAAACAGTATTAACTCAACCTGTTACCGACCCCAATGAAGCGTTTTTTACAAAAAAACTTGAGCAAGCAGGATGGGGTGGAGTTGGTGGTGCCGCTGGAAATGCGTTGTTAAAACTTCCCGCTGCTATTGCTGAGCCAGTTAAAAACACATTAGGCAAAATTGGCAATGATGCTGTAAAAACATTGCGTGAAGCTGGCGTTCCTTTGGATGTTGCACAAGCAACTGGGTCTGCATTTTGGACTCGCGCCAAAGCGATGTTAAGTGACAACCCATTTACTTCCACTGCTGAAAATACTTTTGCTAGCAGTCAAAAAGAAGCATTTAACAAAGCCATTGCAAAAACAATGGGTGAAGATGCTACAAACATAACGCCAAACGTTATACAAACTGCAAAAGAAAGATTGGGAGGAATTTATGATGACATTGCATCAAGGAATTCAATCCATTACGATGATACATTGCAAAAAAATCTAAATGACATTAGAAATCAAGCCGAATTAGTTTTAAATGATTCGCAATTTAATGTTATTAAAAAACAAATTGAAAACATTGATTCAAAAGCTAACGTTGCTGGCGGCGGTATAAATGGAACTCAATATCAATCAATAAAACAAGTTCTTGATAAACTTTCTGCAAGTGAAGATAAAACTGTTGCAGGATATGCGCGAGAAATTAAAGATTCTTTGTTAGATGGTTTGTCTAGAACTGCGCAATACTCAGGAAATACAGCAGATGTTGCGGCCTTAAAACAAGCCAATCGTGAATACGGCAACATGAAAAAAATTGAAGATGTTGTGCTTAAAAATCCAGAAGGAAACGTAAGCCCATCATTGTTGATGAATTCATTAGCTACTAAAGGAAAACGATATTCTTTTTATCAAGATGACCCGCAACTTGCCGATCTTGCAAGTGCAGGAAAACTTATTCTTGAAAACAAAACACCAAACAGCGGCACAGTTGCGCGTTTGATGGCTCAAGCCGCGCCTGCCGCAATTGCTGGTGGCGCTTATGGTGTTTATCAAGGCGATTTGCAAAGTGGGTTGAAGGCGGCAGCATTAGGTTATGCTTTGCCTAAAGCAATGCAAATGGGCGTAAACAATCCAGTAGCAAGCAAGTATTTGGAGCAGGGTTTGCCGCAAGGACTTACAAGAGCCATTCTTGAAATGCCATCAAAAGCGGGTCAAGTTGTTGCACCGTATGCAGCAAGAAATAGACAATCATTGCGTTATGCTCCAATTGAAGCACAACCTGCAATTGCTGGGTCTACTGCTTTGCGCCAGCTTATTAATGTTAGAAACCAACAGGAACAATAATGGCAGTTAATCTTTCTCCCATCGGTAACGGATTCCAGTTCTTTACCACCACAGGAATCCCTCTAAACGGGGGATATATTTACACCTACCTTGCTGGCACTACAACGCCTGCAACCACCTACACAACCTCGGCAGGCACTATCGCCAACACCAACCCCATCCAACTGGGCACGGATGGCCGTCCTCCGCAGGAAATATGGTTGACTGCAAGCACTAACTACAAGTTTGTCCTAGCAGACTCAGGTAACAACGTAATTCAAACATACGACAACCTTTATGGAATTATTGGCACAACGTCTGCTGTTAGCGCGGTTCCCACTGGCGGCATTATCATGTGGTCTGGTTCTATTGCATCAATTCCAACTGGTTACTATCTTTGCGATGGTTCTAACGGCACTCCTAATTTGAAGGATTCGTTTGTCGTAGGGGCTGGCAACACTTACGCAGTCGCAAATACTGGTGGTTTTACAGCGGCCTCTACAAGCAGCGTTGGCACATACCTGCCAACATTTTACGCACTTGCATTTATCCAAAAATCATGACACCTGATTCTTTTGACCCAATTAAATACGGGGTTTTGTGGGAGCGCGTTCAATCGTATGAACGCCGCTTTGATGAAATGTCAAACAAGATTGATAAATTAGAAAACTCGATTGATCGTTTGCTAGAAATGGCAGCGCAAGGCAAAGGCGGGTTTTGGATGGGCATGACCATTGTTTCTGCCTTGGGTAGTTTGACTGGTTATTTTTTGCATTGGTTTAACAAGGGCTAGTTTGTGTTAAATGCGCCTGTTTACCTTAATCTTTTTGATGCTGGTAACAGTGTCGGCGGC